GATAATTTCAAAATTCTTAAATAAGAAATCTCTTCCACCCGTGTTTCTTATTGTAATATCATAACACCCTGCATCTGCATTTGTACCAGTGAAAGTTAAACTAGTGTTGCTAGAATTTTTAACAAAAGCAGTTATTGGGAAAGTTTTATTATATAATCCATAATTGTAATCTTCTACATATCCAGAGATGTCTTTTATATTAGATATTTGAGTCCTGTCTGCCCTGTAATCGTAGTCAGAATAGTTTCCTTGAAGGAGTAGTTTTGTATTTGGAACATCAAATAATCCAGAACCAGTGGACACTTGATTAATGCTGTCATATAATCCTATACCTTTAACAATTCTAAAATCTTCTATATATCCAGAAAATGGATTTACTCCATAAACTCCATAAGAACCCGTATTATGAGTTCCAATAAATAAACCGCTACCCGCCGTTATTGTATAGGGAGTTCCAGCAGAAACAGTAGAGAAAGATTGTCTATTAGTACCGCTTATTGCCACAAATGTATCACCATTTGCAGAAGTTCTAGATATTATTACTTTTGTCCATTGATTTGCTGGTATCAAAGAAGTTGCAATATTTGCTTTAGCTACATTATTAGCGTAAAATGTCCAATTAGTACTTGTAGCAGCTTTATAAAAATAAAAACCGTTTCCATCCCATCCTATATCTTGGAACATATCGATTCTTGGAGTTGAAGTGTACGGCAATGGATTAACTGAAAATTCTATAGTAAATGGATCTACTCCAAAACTAAAATCACCACCAGAAGGAGAAGATATCTGCAAGTAAGAATTTCCACTAAACAATAAAGATCTACCAAAAAGCCCAACTTGAGAACTTCTAACTCCGCTATTTAATATATTTTTTGGTTCTCTGTAATTTAATCCACTAAGGATAATTCCTGTTGCATAATCGAAGTTCTTACCAATGGCTATGTTCGATTCTCCAGAATTTAAATAAAAGTTTAAACCATTAAATACTTGAGGAGCTTTTAAAACAGTAATTTGACTTCTAGAAGTAAATGTTGTGTTATCTTTTGAGTTAATTGTCAAAAATCCTTGGTTTGCATTTTGAGGGACAATTCCAGAAATCATATCCCCAACACCAGTAAATCTTGCGGTAACAAAACCAGTAGCTTGACTATCTACATAAGTGGTAAAATTTACAGGGAAATACCCTTCATTTACATAAGATAGGTTAAAATTCTTACCAGAAATTCTTAATAAGTCCCCTTCGTATGGCAAGCTATCGCTGAATCCGCTTATAAAAATTCTTCCATAAAAATCAAAATCACTAACCGCAGGTACAATTCCTGAATTATTATATCCACTAACTCTAATTGGGCCAGTTGTATAACCACTAGGAACCTTAACCAATAAGACGCCACTGTCTGGTTGATAAGATATATTTGTTCCTGTTATGTTGTTAAATGATACATATTGAATACCGCTCAATGATTTACCGCTGATTGAAACAAATTCTCCAACTTCTTGCGTTTGAGGAATTACTGCGTCTAATCTTGGGATTGGAAAAAATGGTACTCCACTGACATACATTGGAGATGAAATTGTATCTCCTGTAATAAAATGAAATCTAGCCTCTCCAAAGACTATATTTTCTGGAACATTAAACTCTATGTATTCTGGATCAGCTTCATAGTATGAGAAGTCTACGAATCCAGCACCGGGAAGTTGCAAGCCACTAACGGCATAAAGACCTGCGCCCGTGACGCGCATTCTTTGATTTATTGAACCTGTATTGTAACTTGGCATATTATAGTCCTTCGAAATTTATAGATAGTCTAATGTCGTTTTTATTTACGCTTGTTTTAAAATTAAATATTGAAGAAGAACTAGTTTCTTCTGTTTCAATATATATAGGAGCAGCACCTTTTAATTGAGCAGGAGCAACAGCGGTTAGAGAAGAAGTAGAAGCAACGCTAAAAGAAGAAGCTTCTGTATTACCAAAAAGAATCTTTTTAACATTTATAAAGTTACTTCCATTTATTGTAACAGTTCCTCCCGGCAAAATAACTCTTGGAGTAAAGTCTGAAATGAGCGGTTTAAAATGAGAGAAATCTTGTCTTAAAGAAAATTCAGATCTGATGTATCCTTGAGCCTCAACCGAAGATCTTTTTGAAGATACTATTCCCGCAAAAGACAACGTGTCTAAAGGTTGAGATCCAGTTTGTAAAGATACATAAAAAGAGCAAGGAACGCCTGAATAAGGCAAAGAATAATTAAAATTATCAATTTCAAAACTAAGACTCTGAGATCTTTTTCCTAAATAAGCTCTTCCACTTTGATCAAAAATCGAAGATCCTTCTTTATTATATTTTTCAACCTCTCTTTGGTATTGGTAACTAAAGCTGGTAAAATTATAACCATTTGAATCAAAGGCAGTACCATCTAAATTACCAGAGAGATAAAAGTTTGAGAAATTTAAAGGAGCAATCTCTGGTTGATTAGTTGGAGTGACCGCCGAAAAAGAACCCTTTAGAGTTTCAAAAACCTTTATCTCCAGATCAACTTTTGCTAATGAATCTGGAGAACCTTTTATTGAATAATTTGTTATATATCCATTTTCAAAATAAAGGCCACAAAAATTACCAGAAATACCTTGCTCAGAATTTCCTCCTAGCAAATACTCTTTTACGAAGTCTTTCCCAGTTAAATAGTAAGATATTGAAAAATTAGTGTCTACAGTATCTTCTGGAGCATATGTATAAGAATTTTTCTTGAACTCTTCATTATAAACAGGAGAGTTTGTCGAATCAAGAGACATGTTTACATTAGTGGCGAGGATATCAATACCACTTAATTTAAACGGGCAATTTTTATAATTAAAATACATTTAGAAACTCCTTTTTAATGATATTTTATTTTTGGCAAAATCATCAAGATTAATTGACATATTGGAAGAGTCTATTTTACTTCCTGACGTATTTAAAATCATTATTGATTGATTGCCAAAAGTCGTGATGTTTATTTTAGCATTCTCTGCTGTTGATAAATCTGTATTTGAAAAATTGGAATTAAAATTCTCTATCGTAAAGTCAAAGGATTCTTGACCCGCAGATAAATCAACTTGCCTTGGTCTTTGCTGCCCAATGGAATAAATAGGATTCCAGCTAATAGAAAGATCGTAACTAAAGTCTAAAACATTATAGACTGCGGCTGTTCCTGAAACTTTAGCGTTCCAAGAATGGGCAATTCCAGATCCGCTATTTAGATTATTATTTGCGACTTTATCATTTAAACTTCCTGATAAGTTAGAAAAACTAGAAAACGAAACAGATGCTTGAACTTTGGAGTTTGGATTTACTCCTAATGCAAATCTAGAAGGATAAAAAGAACCACTTGCACCAGCCACAACAACTTGAACAGGAACAAAAGACTCTGGGAAACTATTGGTAAATACTCCTGTCTTTACATATTCAAAACATTTGTAAATAGGGTCAGAAATATTTGGAAAATAAGTAAAGTCTATATTGGTTTCATCTGCTTTAGTCTTGACCATCTGAGAAGAGTTTTGTCTTCCAATGGTGTAAGTAGAATTCATACTTCGATTTACAGCAATAGAAGTATTCTGAGCCAGAATTACTCCCGACCCAAAACGTGAATTAAACACGACCTCGCATTCATTAAAATATTTCATCCTTTTGCCTTATTTCAGATAACCCCTATACCTTACCGTTATTCCTACAGGAGAATTTACACTAGCAGAGAAGTCTTCGGAAACATCAATAAAATAACATAATGAACTTCCAAAATCAAAATTTACCGAATTCCCATTAAAGTCTTTAGTTTTAATGTAAAAATTACTGATATTTTTTATGTTGTATGATAAGTCTGATAGTTTTTGTAAAGAGTAACTGTCTTGAGCGATGTTAAATTCACAACTAACTTCAAGCGGATAAATTGTTCTTACAGAAAACGGGGTTGAAGAACCTAGGTAATAAGCGGCGTTTCTATTAGCGTTTATATTAAGGTTAAAAGAATTAACTCTATTTGTGGCGAAGTCATTGATTCCTATATCTATTGAATTTGAATTTACTAAAGCCACGGCACTTGATTGATTGAAGCTGCCTTCAGAACCTATAGACCCAGCATCATTGTATATTTCAAAATTTGCTCTGACAGTTGGGACTTCTCCAATTTGAGCCCCACAAGTATAAGAACTTAAATAACCGCTTTGAAATCCAAATAGTATATTAGAACTTGGATTACTCTTCTTGGTAATAAAGCCATAGTTACCCGCCTCACCTGTGCAAGCGAGAAAATCATTAGAAGTAGTCAACAGACTAGTTACAGACAAAGAGGCAGTCTTTGCTCCTTCTGGAGTGTAAAAGCTGCTATTCATACCAAGATATTTGGTATGTTGAACTGGCATTTGATAGGAAGCCTGAATATCCTGAACGCCATGAACTTGGCTTTGATTCAAGTAAAAATCCAAGTTCTGTTTATTTAGTCGAGATAATGCCATCTTATTTTATTATTTACACAAAAAAGTGTAATAATAAGTTGGTAAAAGGTAAAAGGTATGTCTAGCTCCATTTTTAACATTAGTACATGGAATAATTCCAGCGTATACAATAAACACGATATTATCGTATATACGGATAATCGGTATTATTATGCTAAAGCTGCCGTACCCGCTAATAATCCACCAGTTTATTCTAGTGTTATTTCTAACTCAGACGCTTATTGGGGAGGCTACTTTCAACACCCAGTAGTGAAAAAAGACTATCCCCTTTTTATCTGGAAGCCTTCTTATCAAACTCAAGCCAACTTTGAACCAAAAGTAAGCGTAGTCAAATATGGAGACGGCTATGAAAAGAGAGTGAGCGATCAAATTAACTTCAATCTTCTTAATTTTGATTTAAACTTTGATGGTTTAACTCTGGATGAATGCACAGCTATTCTGCATTTTTTAAGCGCAAGGTCAGCGAAGACAGCTTTTATTTATTATCCATCTGCGCCGTATACAGTTGCATCTACAGATGCCAAACTATTTGTATGTAGAAGATGGGGATCATCTAATCCATTCTTCAATAATTTCTCTGTAAAAGCTACCTTCGAAGAAGTACCAGCATAATATTATGGCTACTCAACAACAAAAAGATGCAGCTTTAAAAGTAAATAAAGAGTTCTTTTCGCTTGAACCTTCTTCTATTATTTCTTTATTTGAAGTTGATTTAACTGAAATTGGCTTTGACACAGACCCCCAATTCGTCGTTAATCTTAAGAATTTTCAAATAATACTGCCGGGAGGAGATGATGGAGTTTTTAATTATAAAATAATACGTCTCCATAACAATCTAAAGCTTGGAAGGAACATTATTTATTGGAAAGGAAATGCTTATCTACCCGCCCCGCTTGCTACAGAAGGATTTGAATTAGCTTCAAGAGGCGTATTTCCAAAACCCAAAGTTCAAATAAGCTTTTCTGATGACATGCTTGATGTGTTTAGCCTCTTTAGAGGAACAGTTAATTTTGGAGATTTGATTGGCGCTAAGTTTACTAGAATTAGGACTTTTGCCAAATTCCTTGATAGGAACAATTTTTATCAAGCTGATGGAGTGTCTGCTCTGTCTCCTGATAAATTGGTTATACCAGAAGGGTTTGATCCTGATCCTAACTGCGAATTTCCCAGAGATATTTATTATTTTGATAGAAAATCTTCTGAAAACAAGAATAGTATTCAGTTTGAATTATCAAGCGCAATAGATCTAGACAGAGCTAAACTTCCCAAGAGAAGAGTCCTAAGCTATATTTGTCCTTGGCAGTATAGAGGAGAAGGATGCCTTTATGAATATCAAGAAAAATTAAGCGAAGATATTCATGGCACTATAACTCCAATACCAAATAAAAGCGATTCTAGCGGAGCAAAAGCTCCTGTTTGCGCCACAGAAGATGATCAAATAATTTCAAAAATGCCAATCTTTTCTGGCACGACCGTAGGAACCAACAAGATAGAATCTTGGAAACTATCAACGCCTTATAACAAAGGAGATGCGGTTTTTATTAATAAGAAAAATATTAATTTTTACTTTGTAGCCAAAACAAATGTTCCTATGGATATGCCTCCTCCAAATGGACAGTATTGGATAGCCGACCAATGTTCTAAAAGCGTAAAAGGCTGTAAAATAAGATTTGGAGAAAACGCTTTACCTTTCGGCGGCTTCTATGGAGTATCTAATTATAATAGAGGAGCATTGTAATGGTTTCGGACGAAATAAAAGCAAAAATAAAAAAACACGCATTAAAGGAAAACCCTGAAGAATGCTGTGGTCTTTTGCTTTTAAATAGGGAAAACGAATTAGAAGCTTTCTCATGTAGAAACGCTGCTCAAGACAAAGAAAACGAATTTGTCGTCTGTCAAATGGATTATCTAAAAGCGACAATGCACGGCAGAATAATTGGCATTTATCATTCGCACTGCATACAAGACAATTCTTTTTCGGAGCTAGACAAGCAGATAAGTCACAAGCTTAACCTAAAAAATATAGTTTACATACTTAAAAAAGACTCTTTCGAAGAGTACTCTCCAGAAAATTACTATAATAAATACATTGATAAAGATTTTATAATTGGTGAATCTGATTGCTTATCAATAGTGGAGAATTACTATAATCAAGAATTTGGAATTAAAATTTTTCACTACGAAAGAGGAGCAGATTGGGACAAGAACTACGAAGGCTTCGTAAAGCACAAACTCGCAGAGTTTTGCGACTCACAAAATTTCGACAAGTTCTTCGAAAAAGAAAACTTTATTAAAATTGAAGACATAGAAAATGCTAAGAAGCACGATATAATAGTGTTTAAATACTTCGACAATTACCCTTCTCACTTTGGAATCTATCTTGGACAAAACTACATTTTGCACCAGCCAAGGAATAAAAAATCAATCATTGAAAAACTAACAGACGCAGAGAAGAGAAGGATCTATTGTTTTGCAAGGAGTAAACAGTTATGCTAACAGAGGAAATAAAAAATCAGATCATTGAACATGCTAATACTTCTAATAACGAAGTATGTGGTTTTCTATTATATACAGACAACGGAATAGAGATCCAAAAGAAAGAAAATCTAATCAACTCTGCCACTGAGTTCATGATGGATGTTGACGGGCAGTCTAACGTTGCTGGCTACTATCATTCTCATATTGATTTTGATAATATTTCAGATGCAGATATAATTGTGTCTGAAAGATTAGGATTATCATGTGTTGTTTACAATAAGCAAAGCGGATCTTTTCATGTCTATTCCCCCAATAGTTACAAGATTCAATACGAAGGAAGACCTTTTCTTTTAGGTTTTGCAGACTGTTTATGGCTAGTAAAAGACTACTATGCACACGATTTAAATCTTCATCTCTGTCCAGAATTAGAAGTTCTTAAAAATAATGTTTCCGAAGAAGAGTATAATGAAATGGCGAATAAGAGACTATTAGACGAAGCAGAAGCGTTAAAGGGCAAAGATGATTATTTAAAAAAGTACTTTGAATATAATGGATTTAGACAAGTTTCTAATTTTAAAAAGAACGATGTCTTGATAATGAGGACCAAAAGGTTCGATTTCCCAATTCATTGCGCTATTTATCTTGGAGGAGATATGATTTTACATCACCCCGGCAATGAGACCTCTCTTATCGAAAAGCTTTCTAACCAACGCAAAAAATGGGTAATTTATATAATGAGACATAACCTTTATGACTAATATCACCTTACACGGAGAAATAGCGGAGCAAGTAGGAAGAGAGAACTGGAAAATAAAAGTAAATTCCATAAAGGAAGCATTGCGAGCTATTCAGGTTTTGTCTAAGGGCAAGTTATTGAAATATCTAATTGGGGCAGCAGAAAAAAGCGTAGAGTACAAGGTGATCGTTAATAAAAGAGAAATAATGAATCCAGAAAGTATTTCTCTAGAAAAACCAGAGTCCATTCTTAATTCTGAATTAGTAATGATAAATGAAAAGCTGGAAACTCTAGACATAGTTCCAATTATTAGAGGCGCTGGAGGCGGCGGCAATAGCACGACAAAAGGAGTATTAGCTTTAGTCCTTGGAGTTATATTAATTGCTTCAGGTATAGGAGCAGCAGGGGGAGTTACATTTCTTGGCATGGCAGGAGCCAAAGGAGGAATGGGAGCAACCATTTTGTCTGGCGCACTAATCGGCGCAGGTATCGGATTAGCCGTAACAGGAATCACGCTGTTAATGATGTCTCCTCCAAAATTTGATGATTTTAGGAAAATAGATGGTGGTGGCGGCAAGCCAAGCTATTTATTTGACGGGCCATCCAACGTCCTTGGAGAAGGTGGGCCTGTGCCAGTTGGATACGGCAAGATGAAAATTGGATCTCAAACAGTTGAAGTATCTGTTAACAATGTCGAACTCGGCACTAAATCAACGGCAGTAGACGTAAAAGATCAAATTAATAATATATAAAATGAATAACTTTGAAGATTTTAAATACATAAAAGGCTTTGGCGGCGGAGGCGCAGCAAGTCAAGCCCCATCACCAACTGCTGCATATGAAGATGTTGAGGGATTTGTTTACGATGGCCTTGCTTATAATGTATATCAATTTGCCAAAGTAAAAGATCTTTTGTCAGAAGGACCAATTGGAGGTTTACTTGAAGGACAATATCTTTTTTCAGGCCAAGTTGGAGACCTAGGTTTTAAAAAAGTTACTTATAATGAATACCCATCAGTGGTAGGAAGCGACGGCGAATCAAAGTATTTAAGATCAGTGCAGTGGAATCAAACACCCCTTTTAGATAGCCAAGATAAATACAATTTCCAACAAATAAATATCCAAGTAACAAATGGAACTCCAGTAGGCACTTCATCAGGAGGAGAGTTTGACAACGTTTCTTATATTCGTTCAATAGGAGAAAGATTAAGAGGGCCAAATCAACTAGCTACTACTGAAGACGATGTTCTTGATTATCAAAGGACCTATCGCATTCTTAATAGAGAGTGCAAAAAGATGTCTCTTATTTTTAGAGTTTCTTCTCTTTATGTTGCTTTAAAATATCAAGACCTAGAAGCCGTAGAAAAAGGATTAAAAATAGAAGGAGTTACTGCGGCAAATAAAGCTAATGGCAATTTTACATTAGACCCCTCAACCAGAGAAGTTGAACTCACCGATGGAAAGACACTAGATGCAGGAGTAGGCTCTGTAATACGCCATAATTTTAAAATTAGAATTAGGATATCTCCAATTTATAAAGAAGGCTACAACGGTAATTCTGCAACTATTCCTTTGACTTCAGATAAAGTTAAAGTAGTTAATGACGCAAAAGATCTAGTAGTTAACGTAGATTCGTTTCCTCAAGTATTCGAAATAGAATCAAAAGGAAAAGTCACTCAAGGCTACGCTAAACAAGTTGTCTTTGATACTTCTTCTAAATTCCTTTCATTAAATGAAAATGAAAATTGGTTAGGTTGGGACATTTCAGTATTAAAAATTAGCCCAGAAGACACTTATTCTTCAAGAGTTTCTTTTATAAGTTTAGAAAGTATTACTGAAATTTATTCTTCTTCATTCAGGTATACTAATTCTGCAATCGTAACCTCTAAATTTAATGCCGCATACTTCTCAAAAATACCAGAAAGATCATACGATGTTAAGCTACTAAAGGTTAAAGTTCCTGCTAATTATGACCCAGT